CCGAAAGGTATCTACCTGGCAAAAGGCCTTGCTAGGCCTGTGCCGTCGCGCTAAGGTGCGTGGTGCGGGTCCCGAAGGACAGATCGATCCCACGATTTGTGGAGACGACATCTTACTGGTCAAGGAGACCTATTCTTTGAAAGCGATCTGGAGACGTTGATTACACCAGTGCTCGGTAGACTGCAAGACGCAGTTAGTAGGTAATGAACCTGCTACCGGAAAGTCAATTTCTGGGTCGAAGCCACATAGGGCCTGACTGTACATTAACTATCTTCGGGCCGTCGTAGGAGCCCTCCCGGAGGGGAACTCATCGGACTAGCCGAGGGGTTGCGATAGGTCATTGGCATAGGATGTCTGATCAAACAGTGTGTCCTGTGGTTGTATCCTCTGGATATGTCCCTATTGGGGATAATTACCCCAATAGCCGTATTCACGATGCATCAAACTGGATGCTTCTGTAAAGGTTTAACCGAGCTTAATCAGCTGGCTGCGGCCCCCCACAAGGGGAAACCGAAGTTTAACCTTCAAAGATTTAATCCAAGTTTGGGTAGTAGTACGGGCTTTCCCAGTACCTGTTACAACGTCAACTTTGACTTCGGAAGGGCAAGGGCATTTACTTGTCTCACCACGCCGATAAGAAGCACTTGGCAGCGAAGACGCTGTTTCTGTCTCTATTCAAACGGGCTTCGGATAAGCAACACGGGTTACCCCCGGAGTAACGGGAACGCAAGGAAAGCTGGAAACGGCCTACAAGTAATTACCAGAGCCTCAGTTGTGACACTGATAGCCATTATACTACAAATATATAAATACCGAACAGTGAAAATGAAAAATAATAATAATATATTTAAAATTATTGATACACTTTCATCGGTAAGATTTAAATCCGTAGATGTTAATGCCATGACCACCGTAAAAGGTGGGACTTTTTGGGTCAATGTAATCATTAGATTACTAGGCCCAATTGGTCTGTCTGTTACCGGACCGCGTGTGCGGGCTACCGTTACTATCTTAAGAAAATTCTCTTTCTTAGCCTCGACTCAAGGAATCAAGGGACTAGTCATCCATTGCAAGGCTTGTAGTGTATTGCTAGCGCAAGCTAGTGGAGGTCACAATATTAAGGACTCAGGACAGTTAAACTGTCGAGTATCCCGAACTAATAAGGGTATTCCTCGGTTTATACTAGTTGCGGATAGAGTACGCCTACGAAATGGAGACTATGCGGTGGAGAAATTCTACCAAACAGTTTTTAATTTGATGCGAATACTATCATTTATGGGGAGACCTAAATTGGCGACTATTACAGCGCCATTTAGCGGATCAAGTACCTTCGTTAATTCTGAGGTACTACCGTTTATTCCGGATTTCATAGGAGCAATCCTACGACAAAATAATCCGTTCCGCGCTTGAGAGGGCGGAGTTACGTGGGTAGGACTTAAGAAAGTAACTACTCCAGGTAGACCTGCAGTAATGCAGTATCTACTTGACAAGTACCGAGATTTGTCACCTCTTTGGCTAGCCAAATCGGCGGCCGGTACTCACCACGAAAGAATTCAGGTATCCAGTCACCCATATTTGATGCTTAGAACGGTTTCGACTATTTTAAGGTCAGATATCGCTAAGGAGTTTGAGTATTTTATATCGCTTTTACCTATAGATGCGCCCTTTAAGAGAGCATACGAAGCTTCGTGTGCCGTGGCTTATTTATTTAAGCCCCTGTTTACACTTGGTAAACTTGGTATTAAGGAGGAAGCAGCGGGGAAGGTGCGGTTGTTCGCAATGGCTCCAACCTGGTTTCAAATCCTGCTTGAGCCGGTTCACTCTATGATCTTTGAGATCTTAAGAGGGATCCCTCAAGATGGGACTTTCGACCAGTTAAGACCATTAGCGGGCCATGCTAAAAAGCACAAAGAGGCCTTCAGCCTTGATTTAACCGCCGCTACCGATCGATTGCCTTTGGTAATCCAAGTTGAGATAATATCTCACTTGACCGGTTCTCGAGATTTTGCCCATAATTGGGGACGTCTCTTAACTGGTATCGATTATGCAGTTAATAGTTTGGAGTATGGGCTTTCAGAAATCGTAAGATACTCTGTAGGCCAACCAATGGGAGCGTTATCTAGCTGGCCAAGCCTAGCTATTACACACCACTTTATCATACAATTAAGTGCGTGGAGGGCCGGAACGGTTCCTGTAGGACACTGGTTTAAGGATTACGCAATCCTTGGAGACGACGTGGTTATATTTAATCGCGCGGTTGCTAACGAGTATAGAAAGGTCATTTCACTTATTGGAATGGAAATTGGATTACATAAATCTATACTGTCCCGAAACGGGTCAGTTATAGAATTCGCAAAACGAATATTCCATAACGGAGTTGATGTATCCCCAGTACCTTTTAAAGAGTTCTTCGCGGCCTTATTTGGCTACGGAAATCTCTTGGATTTTGGTAGAAAGTATAATCTATCCTTTGTCCAACTCGCAAGGGTGCTCGGATTTAAATACCGAGCGTTATCTAAAGTAGGGAATGGCTTTAAATGCCTTCCCTCTGGGCTAAAACGACTTTACGTCGCTTCTAGTCTACCAGGTGTTTCTTCAGAAGT